TACACATTCAAATTCAGGAGAATGATATAATGGCATTTAGAACCGGTGACGGATTAGAAGTAAACGGAATACTGGTAGTTGATGCCGGTGGTAACATTGAAAGCGTTCCATCCGTCGCTATAAACCAAGCTAAATCTGCTATGGACACTACTAACCTCAAGCTTGAGGTGAATGGTAATGCTTCCATTAGAGGCGCAAACGGCCTTTACTTCGGAGTTGCGACAAATAGCTATAACTCTTGGAAGACCAAAATTTGGAATAATAATACCTCTACGATGTATGTTAATGCACAAGAGTTTAATGTAAACAATGCCGGCTATGGCTCAGTTACATTTTTAAAAGCAAATGCAAGTGGTGTAGATGGCGCAATATTTAGAGATCTTGATAATACTGGTTATTATTTAAGTCCTAGTTCCAGTTCTAAAATGGTTTACTTAGGATTAGCAACAGACCCATACACTTCAGGTGCATATCGTCTAAATATGGGCGGCGATATTCATATGCAAAATAATTCTATTAATTATGTTACTCAGCTTCACTTTAATGATGATGTCCGGTTCAATGACGATGGCAATGATAAATATTTAAATTTTAAATATGGTGGGACTACTTATGGGGGTATTAAATTTTACAACGGGAGTAATACACTTCAAGGATATTTGTATTCTGACAATCTAAACTTTGGATTATTATCTTCTGATGGTAGTTGGGCTGTTAATGCTACAAACGCAAAGACTCAGATATATCACAGACTTGATACTCCAATTATGTATGATATGGATGATACTAATTATTATGTAAATCCTGCCGATACTACTCAGTCTGCTAAATTTAGGCAACATGTTTCTATTGGTGATGGTGGTAATACGACAAACTCCGGTACCTGGGGTGCACGATTAAATTTAACAGATTCTGTCCATTCTAAAATTGAAGTTGGCCAAGATGCTAACGCTGTAAACTCTCATTGGTCCGCTCATACCGGCCAAGATAGTATTAAGTTTGGTACTTCAACTGCTCACGATGTAGAATTCCAAAGAGGTGGAACAACTAGACTCGAGCTAACTAGTGATTCTATAACATTCAGCGGCTCTATTAACATGAATGGTCATAATATTAGAAGAGGGAACCATCATACTGGTCATTTAGAAGGTTCTTATAATAATATTGGAGGTAATGGTTCTAAATCAAATCCAATTTATACCATAGGATCTTCTTATAATCCTTCAGATGCTGCATTAGGTAGTATGTACGGTATTGGATTCGCAGATACAGGAAGTAGCCCAACATTTTTACCAGGCTCTTTTAGTGGTGGGTGGGGAATGTATGTTGCCTCGGCTGGAACTGCTAGAGTATACTTAGGTGGCGGCACTGGTGACGGAAATTTCTTAGGAAATTTAAAAGCTAACGGTTTTTACGATATTGATGATACTAATTATTATGTAAAACCTTCTATCTCTGCTTCGAAGATAGTAGGACTTAATATTCATGGCGGTGCTAATCAGAACACTAATGATGGTACTCTATACGTAAATAAGACAAACAATAATGATTGGCTGATAAAGGCTGAAGGAACAGGTAGTGCAACTGAATATGGTATAACAGTAAGAATGCCAGGTGCACATACTCAAGCTTATCATGCAACCAACGCCGGGACTGAATATTATAGAGTTGGAACAGATTTCATGCAGCATAATGCTGGTGTGCGATCTCCTAAAGTTATAGGTGGAACATCTTCTGTAGCTTTAACAAGTAATGGTCCTCTTGCTGTTTACGATACCGGCAATCCTTTTATCTCTTTCCATACAGGTGCTGCACGAACTGCATATATCCAGGAACTTAGTGGAAGATTCTATTTTGGTGAAGTTCCTTATACTGAATCTGTAGGATCTTTCCGAGCACCAGTCTTTTATGATACTGATAATGCTGCATATTACCTAGACCCCGCTGCCACTGGAACATCTTTAAATGTTGCGGGTAATATAATTGTTCCCGGTTATGCACAGATTGCGGGCGTTGAGTTAAGCGCTGGAGATTCGCGAAGTCTAAGTGGAATGGCTAATAACCAATGGGTAACTGTTGCAAACTTAGTTGGGTCTCGTAAAGCCGATATAATAGAGGTATATGATAATGAGAGTAGCCGACACAATTACTTAAAAATGGAAGTATCGTGGTCGTATGGTCAAGGCTCAATACAAATTATTAACGGAGTAAGACACGGGACACATACAATCCAGTACGTAAGACTTTTATTTAATACAGCAGATAGAACGTACGGTACAGGTAAACTACAGGTTTATTTAGGCAATTGGAATACTTCATATAGTTTAAAAATAAAACAATTAGGTTTTGGTAGAACCGGTTGGGGAAGAGCAACAATACCATCCACGGTTGAGGGTGGATTGCCAAGTGGAAACACTATCATGGAAGATACTACCATGGCGTGTATTGAAAGTGCTAAGGGTTCTTTCGGTAGTACAGGTCGTATTGGTACTGTAGGAGGTATCGACTTATTTGATGGTTCTCCTATAAAATTCCATACAACGAGTGGAGATGGAACAGCTACTGAAAGAGGATTTATTGATGCTCAAGAAGGTGGGCATTTAAGAATTGCTACATCAGGCGGAGAAAATATTCAATTCCAAGATGGCGGAGTTGGTGGTACAACTAACTTAACATTACTTGGTACTGGTGAAATGGTCAAAGAGGCCACAGAAAGATTCACTATTAAATCACATTCCAACGGATGGGAAGGTGGAATGCGAATGTATGCCCAAAACGGTAGTACTATATTCCAAATTCATCCAGATAATAATGGTCATATGTATGTAGATCAAACATGGCGGTTTTCTAATAATACACTTGGGTCTGGATATGGCAGATTAAGCCATCACACTGGGCACCTTGTTGGTGGCTATAATAACGTGGGAAGCAGCGGTGGCAAATCAAGTCCAATCTATACTATAGGATCTTCTTATAATCCTACCGATACTTCGATTAGTGGTATGTACGGTATTGGTTATACTACCTATAGTAGTACGCTGATGAACACCGCGCTTACTGGCGCGACTGACTGGGGTATGTATGTCGCGGCTAATGGCACAGGCAGAGTGTGGCTGGATGGACAGAATGGAAATATATCCTCTGCAGGATCGGTGTATGCATCTACATTCTATGACAGTGACGATGTAGCATATTATGTAGAGCCAGGCAGTGCCTCTCGGCTTGATAAGATTAATGTAAGGATTGGTGCTGAAGCTCCGGGCGCAGCTAACAGTAGTACCACAGGCCTAGTAATGAGATACGGTGGCGCATCTTATAATAATAATACTTGGGCTCATAAATTCCATGCGAATGATCATGGCGGTGGTGTTCCAATGTACCTATCAGAAACAATAGGTACAGGTGCTTGGTCTGCAATGCAGAGATGGGGTAGTTACTCTGGTGATAGTTATAAAAATGTATTCTTCTCTGCTTTAAAAGTAGTGGGTAGTGTTGACGCAGATGCATTTTATGATAGAGACAATACTGCTTACTTCTTAAACCCGTCTGCACAAGGTGGAAATTCATTAAAGACTATAGGTGATTGGAGACAGGACTCTGGCACTTGGTCTGGTGAAGTTGCAGGCAAGATGCAATATCACAGTAATAACTGGTATATACAATCATCGGCAGAAGTTATATTTAGAAATGCTAGTGGCGTAAATACCATGGTTCAAAACATGAGTAGTGGTCAGATGCTGCTCAGCGGTGATTTACTTTTATCCTCTGGAGCTAATCTTACGCGGGCGGCTCATGAAAGTGGGCATTTAGAAGGCTCATACAATAACGTTGGTTCCAATGGCAGCAACTCAAATCCAATTTATACAATAGGATCTTCTTACAATCCTAGTTCTACTGCATTGGGTAATATGTATGGTATTGGATTCGCAGCTGCAGCCGCGGGATACATAACCGGTGGATTAAATACTGGTAATTGGGGAATGTACGTTGCTGCTGATGGTGATGCCAGAGTTTGGTTAGAAGCTTCGACTGGTAGAGTATGCTCATTAGCTGATATGAGAACAGGTGTATTTTATGACATTGATGATACTGCTTACTTCTTCGATGGTACCAGTACTGGCGATTCTTTAGTAACTCAAGGAACCATTCACATTGGTCCATCTGGTCACTTAGGTATTGGAGATATATCACATCCTAAGATTGCGTATCCGGGAGAAGGAGCAGCATGGGCTGGTTCTGGCACTACTACAGGGCAAGTTGTTATTGATTTACCAGGATCTCTAGACAATTACGATATGTTGTATTTGGAAATAGACATATATGAATATAGCGCAAAGAATGCAACAAAGCTTATTATTGGTGGACATAACTGGAACTCTGGCGCACAAAGTGATACCACGACCACGATGTGGCACAACGTTGGATGTAAAGTAATTGGTGATATGGACAAAGCTGTACGCTTTGGTTGGAGAGACGATAGTGGTACGAAGAGAAGATGTATTGCTATTGGCGATACTACTTCGTCTTGGTCATATGGAACTGTTCATGTAGCTAAATGCTCTGGCGCAACAGACTTTTACAATAATTCAATTGATTATACTGGTAATTGGGAAGTAAATCAAACGACAAGTACTTCATTCTTTACAGGACTTCCAAACACTAACTTTAATGCTACTTCAGAAAAGACTCTAAAAACACATGGTAGAATGGCAGCTTATGGTTATACAGGAAACGGTAACGTAGGTGGAACTGGCGAAGCTTCGTGGCATCCAAGTGGTATTTATTCAAATTCAACTAACTGGTTATATGGCCAGATAGTTATGAATAATAACTATATCTCTGGATGTAGACACATAGAAGTTGGAGCAGATAATTCTGAGACTCATATTCTAAGAAGAAACAATGCTAATAACACAGAAATTAGAACACATGCTTCTGGAGCTGCTGGTTTGCTTGTCAGAAATGGAAGTGATCAATTTAGATTCCAGTTATATGGCGATGGCAGTCATTACGGCTTCTTAGATGGAACATGGGCAAGTTGGGATTTACAGAAGACTATCAATGGCGCATTTACTGTTGATGAAGGTTCTGGCTTAAAACGAGTTCTTAACGAGGGCAACTGGAGTAGTTATATTACACTACCTACTAGTTTACCCGCTAATGGTGGTAACGCGGATACATTAGATGGACTAGATTCAAAAGGTGTAGGAACTGCTACAGGAGCAAGTCAAGTTCTTACTTCAAATACAAATAGCTATTTTGTACACCAAAATTGGATAGACGTAGGTGCAAGTGGTATTTATTCATCATCTACAAATGCGGCGCACTTCAATCCAAACACGGTCACGTCATATGGTAGTTGGAGAAGTAGTGGTTCAAGAGGCGGTTATGATGGTATTGTATTTGATGGTGGTGGTGATGCAGCAATTATGTTTGATGGTGCTGGTAATGGTGGTATGTATAGACAGTCTGGGGGTGGGTGGTATAACTACTTCCATGTTGCCAACAATTGCATGGGCATTAATGAATCGACTACTTCATCAAGTTACGGAGCTTATCTAACCGGAGCATTTTACGCGACTGGAAATATAACTGCATATTCTGATAGAAGAGTTAAAGAAAACATCGTTCAAATAGATAGTGCTTTAGAAAAAGTAAATAAACTAGAAGGTGTGTATTATAACAGAACTGACGATGAAAGTAAAACAAAAGAAATAGGTTTTATTGCTCAAGATGTTAACGAAGTCGTGCCAGAATTAGTAACGTATGCCGAAGACGTTGATCAATATGGTGTAAAATATCAAAACGCGACAGCACTTCTTGTTGAGGCAGTAAAAGAATTAACTCAACAAGTAAATGATTTAAAACAAGAAATAGAGGAAATAAAAAATGCCAAGTAAGACAGTAATAAACATAACATGGCACCCTGTTAGAACAGTGCCGACAGAAGCACTCGCTACTATGCAAATAGATTATAGCGACAATTCACAGGACATCTTAGTTACAGAAACAGATGTTAGTGATAAGTTACAGCTAGTTCAAGATGCGCATGCTGCATTATTTACAAGCTGAGTAAAAAACTATTATAAATAGATATAGAGGAATTAACCTCATGCGCAATTTATTAGGAGAATAAAATGGCAATCACATATACTTGGGAAGTAAATTCCCTAAAAACTAAGGCAGAAGGCAGTAATGCTGATGCTGTAATCCAAACTTATTGGAAAAAAACTGGCACAGACGATGATGGAAACGAAGGATCCTTTAGTGGAGCTACTCCATTTTCATCAGTAGATGCAGATCCGTTTGTAGCATTTGCTGACTTAACTGAAGCTGATGTACTAGGTTGGATTCAAGGCGTTGTTGTTAACGATTATGAAGTACACGTTAATGGTGTAATTCAAAAACAAATAGACGCTCTTGTGACACCTGTTACAGAACCAGATTTGCCTTGGGCTTAATCAAAGGAATTTAAAAATGGCTAAACCTAATTCAAGACAAACATTAATAGAATACTGCCTAAGATCATTAGGTGCGCCTGTTGTTGAGATTAATGTTGACGATGATCAGGTTGAAGATAGGGTTGATGAGGCTTTACAGTTTTATCAACACTATCATGCCGATTCTATCGAAAAAGTGTTTCTAAAGCATCAAGTAACAGCTAATGATATCACCAATGGGTATATTTCTATACCCGATTTAGTGACTGATGTTGTTGGTATATTTCCATTAAGAAATAGAAATAGTTCCGACAGTATGTTTGATGTTAAATATCAAATGCATATAAACGATGTCCATTCTCTTGGATATATGGGATCATTAGTAGAATATAGTATGGCGCAACAATGGTTAGCACTTGTAGACATATTAATGGATTCTGATGATAAACACGTTAGTTTTGATAGACATAAAAATCAGTTAAGAGTCGATATGGATTGGTCTAAAGAAGTTGTAGTTGATGACTATATCATTGTTGAATGTTATAGAATATTAGATCCAGAAACTTACAATGATGTCTATAATGATTATTTTTTAAAGAGATATACGACAGCATTAATTAAACAGCAGTGGGGTGTTAACCTATCTAAATTTGAAGGTATGGTAATGCCAGGTGGAGTAACATTTAACGGCCGGCAGATTTTAGAAGACGCTAAAGAAGAAATCGAAAAACTAAATGAAGAAGTCAGATTAAACTGGGAACAGCCAGTTGACTTCTATACGGGGTAATAAATGCCTAGAAGTGTATATTTCTCGCAGTCAGTAGCTTCAGAGCAATCGGTCTACGAAGATCTAATAATAGAATCTCTTAAAATATATGGACAAGATGTCTATTATATTCCAAGAACTATAGTTGATAGAGATACAATCTTAGGAGAAGATAAAGCTTCTAAGTTTGACGATGCTTATATGATCGAAGCTTATATTGAAAATCCTGAAGGATTTGATGGGTCTGGGGATCTATACCAAAAGTTTGGTTTAGAAATACGAGATGAAGCTACATTTATTATTGCTCGTAAGCAATGGACTAACTTAGTTGGCGTATGGAATAATAATGTAGATACTATAAGACCTATGGAAGGTGATCTTATATTTTTACCAATGACAAATAAGTTCTTTGAGATCTCGTTTGTTGAACATGAACAACCATTCTATCAATTATCTAACTTACCAGTCTATAAACTTAATTGTAGTCTCTTTGAATACAATGAAGAAGATTTTGATACTGGTGTTGGTGAAATTGATGTAACAGAAATTAAGAACTCATATCAAGTTCCAATTACTGTAAGCTTAACCGGTGGTAATCACTTTGAGCTTGGAGAAATTGTAACTCAAGTAATTACAACTAATCCTGCTGTAAGCGTTTATGGAACTATACAAACTTTAACTAAGACTTCAGATTTACTTGCAACAATAAGTGTTTCTAATATTGGTGTAACTGGTTCAACAGAGGCTAAGGACTTTATTATATCTCCCACACTAGGTTTGACTGGAAGTAAATCTGGAAATACATGTATTATTACAGCGATTGATGATGTTGCTGATAATACATCATTTGCAAGTGACGGTGGAGCAAGCAATAATGCATTTGAAGCAGACGCTGATGGATTTTTAGACTTTTCTGAAAATAATCCATTCGGTGATCCATCGGAGACTTACTAATGTTTGGTAATCATTTTTATCATGCGACTATGCGAAAAGCTGTTGCTGTTTTTGGAACTTTGTTTAATGACATTAGTGTTATTAGACAAGATGGTAGTGGTAATGTCCTTAACCAAGTCAAAGTTCCTTTAGCCTATGGACCTAAACAAAAGTTCTTAGCTAGATTAGATCAAAATACTAATAGCGATGCTTCTATGGCTATTAAATTACCTAGGATGGCGTTTGAAATTACATCTTTAGATATAGATTCGACTACTAAGCTTGGCAAAAGAAATGTTATTAGCGAGAATCACGCTACTGATTCTACTAAAAAGAAAACGTTAAAACAGCAAGTCGCATATAATATTAATATGACATTACACATTCTAGCAAAGAATCAAGATGATGGACTACAAATCGTAGAACAGATTCTACCGTATTTTCAGCCAGAATACACAATTACAATACGACCTGTAGATGGATTTCAATATAAACAGGATGTTCCAATCGTATTAACTAGTGTTACTATAAACGACGATTATGAAGGTGATTTCCAAACTAGAAGAATTTTAGCATATCAATTAGACTTTACAATGAAAATGAAGTTTTTTGGTCCTACGTCAAATCAAGGTATTATTAGAGAAGTTAATTTTGATTTTAACTCTGATGCTGGTGGCGCAAATGTATTAGAGAATATGGACTTTACTATAACTCCGGCTGATGCTGATGAGGATGATAACTATACTGTTAACGTAAGTATAACATAGGTACATTATGAATAAATTAGATAAGATGCATGCTAGCCTGAATAAGAACTTGCCAGAAAAAAAAGAAAAGAACCTTCCTGTGGTCTTGACTAAAGATCAAACAGAAGTCAAAGATGATTACGAGTATTCAAGAAAAACATACAAAGATCTTATCGATACTGGAGTAAAATCTCTAGATGTCCTTGCCGAACTTGCAAGAGAATCAGAACATCCAAGAGCTTTTGAGGTATTATCTAAAGCTATAAAAGATATTGGTGATGTCACTGATAAGCTTATGACACTTCAAAAAAATAAACAAGATTTAGCTGGCGAATCTGCTAGTAGAAAGCCAGTCACTAATAATAATTTGTTTGTCGGTAGTACTACTGATTTACAAAGGTTATTTGCTAAAGCAGATAAAGAAGCAAAGGAAAAGATTATAGATGTCACGCCCAAAGAATGATGATGGCTATATGGGCAATCCCAATGTTAAACGGGATGGCGTAGAAGCAGAATTTAGTGAAGCTGAGATTAAAGAATACAGAAAATGTATGATGGATCCTGCTTATTTTGCTAGAACCTATTTAAAGGTTATATCATTGGACGAAGGTTTAGTTCCATTTGATCTATATGACTATCAAGCAAATATGTTTAATCACTTTAGCGATAATAGATTCTCTATTGTTTTAGCGTGTCGGCAATCTGGTAAATCTATTGCTGCTGTTGGTTTCTTACTTTGGTATGCGTGTTTCCATTCAGAAAAAACCATTGCTATATTAGCAAACAAAGGTGCTACAGCTAGAGAAATGCTAGCTCGTGTTACTCTTATGTTAGAGAACCTACCCTTCTTTTTACAACCTGGGTGTAAAGCGTTAAATAAAGGTTCTATTGAATTTTCAAACAACTCAAAACTTATTGCTTCTGCAACTTCTGGTAGTTCTATTCGTGGTTTATCTATTAACTTATTGTTCTTAGATGAGTTTGCTTTTGTTGAAAACGATGCACAGTTCTATACATCGACGTATCCTGTAGTTTCATCTGGTAAAGATACAAAGGTTATTATCACCTCAACAGCTAATGGTATTGGTAATGTTTATCATAGAATCTGGGAAGGCGCAACTACATATACGAATGAATATAAAGCGTTTAGAGTTGATTGGTGGGATGTTCCAGGAAGAGACGATGCTTGGAAAGCTCAAACAATTGCTAACACTTCTGAATTACAATTTGATCAAGAATTTGGAAATAACTTCCATGGGCGTGGTAATACATTAATTGATGCTGGAGATCTTTTAGCTCAAAAATCTCAAAGACCAATGACATTTAATGAAAATTTGTTTATGTATGAGAAGCCAAAAGAAGGTCATAATTATATAATGACCGTTGATGTATCTAAAGGTCGTGGTCAAGATTATAGTACGTTTAATATAATCGATACTTCAGTTAATCCGTTTAAACAAGTAATGGTGTTTAGAGATAACAATATATCGCCAATGCTATTACCAGACGTGTGCTATAAATACGCTATGATATATAACGAAGCTTATATCATTGTTGAATCAAATGATCAAGGTGCTGTAGTTTGTAATGGACTATATTACGATTTAGAATACGAAAATATGTTTGTTGAATCACAAGTAAAAGCTAACTCTATTGGTGCTACTATGACTCGTAGAGTAAAAAGAATTGGTTGTTCAACATTAAAAGACTTAATTGGTCAAAAGAAGTTGCACGTTATTGATGCAGAGACTATTAATGAAATGTGTACATTCGTTGCTCGGGGTAATTCTTTTGAAGCACAGGCTCCTAACCACGATGATTTAGTTATGAACTTAGTAATGTTTGCATGGTTTACAACAACAGATATATTCCAAGGATTAACCAATATTGATATGAAAAACTTATTATATCGTGAGCAGCTAAAAGCTATTCAAGATGATATGTTACCCTTTGGTATTATTAGCGACGGTAGTGATCATCATGTACAAGGTGTTGGAGATGGAGAAGGTAATGTTTGGTTTGAAGCCGAATATGAACGAGATCCACTTAATAGACGCTTAGTATAAATAATCTTAGAATCATTATTTATATAAATAATACTGATTGAATATAACCGTATTATGAAAACTTATAAATAAACTCAGTTGAGAGGACAAAACAATGGCATTTCAAGTATCACCAGGCGTCCAAGTCAAAGAGATTGACGCATCGGGCGTAATACCTGCCGTATCAACCAGTATTGGTGGATTCGCAGGCTCTTTTAATTGGGGTCCAGTAGAAGAAGTAAGAACGGTTGGTTCAGAAACAGAATTAGCTTCTATCTTCGGCAAACCAGATTCCGACACATTTAAATATTTTTTAACTGCTGCATCATTCTTAAAGTATGGTAACGCACTTAAAGTAGTACGAGCAAAAAGCGGACACTTAAACGCTGCTGATGGTACTGCGACACTAGTCAAGAACAGAGACCACTTTGAATCAGGTGGAGTAACTCTTGATGGAACATTCGTAGCTAGATATCCAGGCAAGTTAGGTAACTCACTTAAAGTAGTCATATGTCCTGCAGATGATACAGCTTGGGCCAATTTCGGGCAAGCTAATAGCTTTGATGGTCAACCGGGTACATCAGATACTGCAGCTCTTTATGGTCATACCAAAGACGAATTACACGTTGCTGTTGTCGATACTGATGGATCATGGAGTGGTACTGCAGGTACTGTTTTGGAAACATTCCAATTCGTATCTCAAGCTTCAGATTCAGTAAAATCAGATGGTCAAAGTAATTACTACAAAGAAGTTATTAACAGAACTTCAAGGTATGTATATTCAACTCTTCATCCAACTGCACTTACTGATTGTGGCGAAGCTCTTGCAACTCAGGCCGTGGCATCAACTGCTTATGTAACTGGAACTGCTGCTATTGTAGCAAGTCTA